AAGCATCTAGACCATAAGCATAAGCTCCATCATTTTTAGTAATCTTTAAAACTGAGTAACCTGTATAGTCCATTATAGAATAGTGATTTTATTTAAAAACGATTTAGAGTAAGTAAGAGCATCTTCGTAGAGGACGAATATTCCAGTGTTTCTATATGGAGAATCATAGTATGCATCTCCCCCAGCACTTCCCATATCCCCTAATGCATTTACACCTACATTAAAGACCCCTACTTGATTTAATCCATCAAGACTTATATTAGTAGTATTCTCGTCAGTGCTGGTATAAATTTCTTGGCCATTTGGCATAGTGAGTCTTACTCCATAACCAGTTACGTCCGCTACAGTAGTCCAATTCGCTGTTATATTAAAGGTCTGATCTGTAGCATTAGGTATTCCAGTAGTTACATTCCCTACAAACGTAGGAGGGTCTAGAGTCTGATACGTCACTCCATTGATCGTCTGAGCGACTTGATAACTGTAAGTATTAGCTTCATCTTCTATACTAATATTTTCATCAATTAAACTAAATTTACCAGTGTCGTATTTTGTAGCAGTCACAAGATACTCATTGGGGTTCTCTTCTTTCATAGAGATAACTTTATAAAAGAAAGGGGTAGCATCTTTAATTTGGAATTTGGCTGCACTCCCTAATTGGACTAATGGCAATATCTCTGGCCTGTCGAAGCCTGAGACTAAACAACCGTATTCTAGATTGGTTACTATGCCAGTAACACTGATTTCTGTTATTTGTTCAGGAGCTATAGCGGATAGCTCCTGATTAGTTATGCCTCGACTATAGTTTCTGAAACTGCTTAAATCAAAACCAGAAAATGGTGTCACAGCTCCCCTTTTATCACTCGAAGCCATATCGAGTACTGCTATTTTCCCTGTATTAAACGACAGGAGGCTTTGAGCGCCTGTTAGTTCGGCAATAAAATCGCCAGAATATAAAGACATAGCATCTCCAGAACCTAAAACCCAACCAGTTACACCTGTTTCGAAATACACGTTTGTGCCAGAGATCCCTGTATAAGAAGCGTAATTAGAATATCTAGTATCCCATTCAGTCAATGGAGTGTATCCTTCGGTATAACTTGAGAAGCTATAATCTCCAGTGAAAGGATGCCAAGAATCTGAGGCTAGACCTGTGATAGTAAAGCCGTCGTATCTTTGTCTAATTGTGTCGGCTATATTATCTAATTCATCTGTACTGTCTATCCCAGTAGGATTATAAACAGTTAGAACTCCAGTAGTCATCGTAGAAGAGAAGTTATTACTAAGCCTAATCGTCTCGTCTTCCAAATTGACATCTAAGACTTTGCCGAAATTAGTTATGTTTGTTTTTAATTCGTCTTCTATTACAACTAAATCTCCAGGTTTGCACAAGAGAGTTTCTAAACCTGCAGTGAAAGCCACTTGTTGGTTTTCTTTTATTTTAGAAAAAATTTGATGTTCGGCAGCTCTACGAGCCATAGCTCTAGAGGTTATCCCTACACCATCTATACGTTTCTTGAAAATGCCACGCTCTTTTATATCCTCTTCGTCTTCGACGATTTCTATTTTAGGTTCATATTGATTAAATCTATCTTTATATCCTATTTCTATAGTATTGAATTGTTCGTCTCTTCTGTTATTAGAGTAATAGAACAAGCCATCTTTGACGCTTTCATTAGTAAACAAATTAATTGCGTTTCTAGGTCTATCGTCTACAAAATTGATCTCAGAATTACTAAAGAAAGTTCTCCCTCTGAAGAGAGAGGCGATAGTATTTATAGCATCAAATATCTTCTGCCCTTGGTCGAAGACTATATTGCAGGAGAAACGGGGTTCTTTCCCCCCTCTACCATCCGTAACTCCTAAGAAATAACCTTCATTATCCACGTTATCACAAAATCTACCTATTTTATAGAGTTGCCATTTATTTATTTGGTCAACATTAATATGGGAACCCATACCATATCTACTATTAGTTAACAGATCATATAGTATCCATGCAGGGTTATCTGTCCATTGTAGAGTATCATGGAATAAACCATTCCAATCTCCTTTATAAATTAATTTATTTCTTTGGCTAGCATCATTAAATTCTTCTTCGGTGTCATAATACCTTTTATCTATTCCGTTATTAGAGGGGAAATAGTTATTGGGGATTTTTACTTTTTTAAGTTTGCAGTCATAACTCCTTTTAGGGATACTACTAAAAGATCTAGAATCTAATTTAGTACCCACTATAGCAGAGAATGGGTAGGGCAGATTTGCGTTTATGATTTCTGTGACTTTGCTAACTGAGACGACTTTATCTAATAGAACAGAATTGGTCTCATAAGAAAGTTTTGTTACTTTTACATATCTATTTTGCGTCTGCGTCGCGTCAATAGTGCTAGTTTCTATAGCTTGTTCTCCATTATCCGAAAGAATACTCTTCTGGTGGGTTCCATTAGGAGGCAGCTTGAAAGGTCGAGAAAGAGAATTAAAATCTTCATCTGCACTATTTAGTGCTATGACAAACTCTCTACTACTAAGTGATTTATAATCAGGATTACCGATATCGATCAAAGTGTTCCCTTCTATCAAAGCTACTACCCTAAAAACATAAGTTTTGAATGGTATTTGCCCGTCAGAGCAATTACTCTTATTGCCGATAGAGCCAGTTTCTACACTTATGTTTAATACAGCGGGGAAAGTCGTTCCTATATCCAAATCTTTGGCTTTTTCACCGACCCTATCTCTCACGTTTGGGACTTTTTTGATAAGGGTATCCTTTAGAGAAGAAATATCTAAAGTTATAAAGACTTCTTCTACATTAGGATTATAGACTATATGTACGACTGGGATCGGTTTTTCATCGAAATTAGCTAAAGAACTTTCTGCCCAAGATGAGTAATTTCTTCTAGCATTGACGTACAAACTGTTTCTGTCAGGATTAGCCATCGATCTTGCATCATCGCTCCCTTCTTTGTAAGGCAGACCATTTAAATTTAATTGAGTGTTAAAGTTGGAGGCTGATTGGCCGATAACGCTGTCTCTTGTTAGCATATCTTTATTATTTATGATGCGTTGGGGCGCATTGACTTGTAGATGGTAATTATAAAGCGGATCATAATTATACACATACCCATTTGCCACGCCAACCCCAAAAGGCCCGAATAGTTCTCTACCATATTGATGATCAATAAAAATCTTTTTAAAATCATTAAAAGGAGATTGACTCTCTTCGCCCTTGCGGATCTCAGCTAAAATATTACTATAATTAAATTTTAATCTACCTACAGAAATAGAATTGTTTCTTTTTGCGTATTTAAAAGAGCTTAAATCCTTTAACGCATTTATAATATCACTGGGTATTGTAAATGCCTGATTCAATCCATAGGCGCGTTTAATATCATTATCAGTAGTCTTATAATAATTCCAAGAACTATTATTTTCCAGAGGGAATTCGAAGATTAAGAATCCATGCATCTCTCCATCTAAAACTCCAGCATCTGAAATTTTAGGGCAAGTGACATCAGTAATTGTTATGCCTGAGTTTTCCATAACGGCTATGAGGTCAAAACCAGATGTAGTTCCATAAGGCAAAGTCTCCATCCCCATTAGAGCTTCGCCATCCAATATCTGTTTATTCACTAAAGCGGGATTACTTAGAGAAGAGACCTTGCATATGGCTACTCCACCCGATGTCTCCTTTAGGTGATTAAATAAGAGAGTGCTTACATCTCCCTCGTTCCAACCCATGTTCTTTAAAGCTCTATTGGCTAATTCTTTTTGCCATTTATTTGTTTCTATACCTTCGCCACCAGTATACAGATCTAAAATGAGCTTAAGATCTTCCTGTATTAATTCGTTAAGGACTGCGACGTTATCAGAGAATACTGTGATCCCAGGACGCCTTGGACTTACATCCCTAGTTGCATCCCTAGTCCATTCAGTAGAGTCGTAAGGGCTAAGGCTGAATAAGAATTTGGATGATTCTAGTGTAGTAGTATCTCCCCATATTAGACTGCTATTTTGGACAGTCCCTTTTGGTTGCTTATTATTCCTGTAAGCAGCGTTTGAATCATCATAGTCTGTTTGTAGTTCTCTATTAAGATACCAAGGGAACGTCTGTGCTGAAGACGGTCCTCTATATTGAATAAAACCTCTGATAAAAAGAGCATAATTTTCTTTTTCAAGTGGTAAAGCCTTTGGGTTAGAGTTTGCGTTTGGGGAGCGAAAGCCTCTCAATTCTTTGAATTGCGATCTTAGAAACACCATGACGACATCGGGAAATGAAGGGTCTTCAAAAAGTTCTATTCCTCCAGATGTATCGGATTCTAAAGATGTTATCTTGCCGTCTTCACTTCTATCAGTTACCTTTCCTAATTCTTGAAAAAATTTACTTAAATACGTGGCTGCTACTGGGTTATCTAATTCTAAATTAAGAGAATTAATAGTATCAATTTCTAGAGACGTTAGACTATTAGTTCTTTTCGCGGACTTGCTAGTTACAGCTACAGGCGTATCATCTAAATAAATACCTTGTAATATATTCAAACCATCCACTAATTCTCCATGCGAATTGACAATACCTTCAATGGGTCCATCGCTTAATAGATCTAATGTCTCTGCATAACTGTGGGAGGCTCCATATTGGAGTTCTCCCATAACAGGAGGTTTATAAATAGGAGGCTTGGGTTTACTTCCTTTGCCCCCCGCTCCTGCGATGCTTAGTTTTTTAAGAAGATGTTTCATGATCCTTCGTTGCCTATAAAGATTGGGTTAATTGTGCTATCCCGCAAAGCTTCTCTGGGTTGGACATGTTGTGGATAAGATTTTATTGTGGCTTGTATAACTTGTGAGCCGACTCGTAAGCGCCCATAACCTATGGGGACTGGTGACCCTTGACTCGCTACGTTAGCGGTATTACTAAAAATCAGAGAACTTTTTGATGCTTTTGCTGTAATTTCTAAAGCTTCGTTTTCAGGTTT